AACGAACTTTTAAAACGATTAAACAAGCGCTACGAAGGGTGCAAGCTGACCATTCGTCGGGCACAAAATGACGGGCTAAATGTTATCGGTGGCGATAAAGACGAGATCGCAAATATTCTGCAGGAAACCTGGGAAAGTGCTGACGAGTGGTTCTACTGATTTTTGTTTTGTATTGATTCGTTCAGGCTTTGGCTGGGGGACAAGAAGTGGAAGATGTTGATGACATGCCGTCTAAAGGTTACGTGGTGATTCGTTGCGATGATGGCGTTATTGTGGCGAAACTGCATTCTTTTCCAGAATGCGAGCGCGCCCTGATGTACCGACGGGGCGATTTAGTTTCTTTCATGCCGCTGGCGGAAGACGAGATAATTGGTACGCCGACTATGTTTACCGAGATGCTTAAAAAAGCTGGCTACCACGTTTCGATTCCCTCTGTTAGACTCTCATCGCGGGCCTGAACAACCCGCAACCTGCTGCGCCACGGAGAGATACCATGGCGCAAAATCACATCAAAACAATCCTTTCACTGACGTTAATCGACGCCAGCGATTTTTCGTATCCGGTATCCGCTGGTGGTGCCCAATGAAAATGACCTGGTTCAAATACAACAATCTCACCACGGAAGAAGCCGACGAGCTGGTGGCGCGTTACACCCGTAACGGCATCAAAACCGAAAAGAACCTCTCAAGCGATGTCCGGTTCTGGATAGTTAGCGCTCTTTTGCCCGAATCAGGTCAGGCACCGCGTTCAGATAAAACTTACCAGCAGCGGATGTGGGGTCGTTGATGAAGGTCTACAACATTACCCCTGTGGGTAAACCACGCATGACGCGTGCTGATAAGTGGAAAAAGCGCCCGGAGGTTCTCCGGTACCGCGCGTTCTGCGATCGCGTTCGGCTGCTGGGCGTCGAGCTGCCGGAAGCCGGAGCACACGTTACGTTCATCCTCCCGATGCCACTGAGCTGGAGCAAGAAGAAGCGCCTGCAGCACGACGGTCAGCCCCACCAGGCAAAACCTGATTGCGACAACATGCTGAAGGCGCTAATGGATGCCATCTACGTGGACGACGCCCACATCTGGGATTGTCGGGTAACGAAGGTCTGGGGCGAAACCGGGCAGATCATTATCTCGGAGGCCCCACTATGCGAGCCCTCCTGAAACCTGACATCGCCAGGGGGCTGGGTATTGTTCTGCTGAAGCCGGGTAGCGAGCTGATGAGCATCTTCAGTTCTGGCCGTGTGCTGGTGGAGCGTCAGCCTGAAAACATGGCACATCTTGAAAGCGGCCCGGTACCGGAGGCGAATCAACCCTTAACGCAAGATCCCGAGCTTATCCCGTTCCTGCTTAATTCGAGAGTCATCCAGGCTGCCGGAGGGATATCGTCGCTGGAAAACTGGCTACTGCGCCGCGGCGGGTGCCAGTGGCCGCACAGCGAATATCATCACCACGAACTGGTAACGATGCGGCATGAACCGGGAGCAATAAGACTGTGCTGGAGTTGCGACAACCTGCTGCGCGATCAAACAACCCGTCAACTTCAGGCAATCTCAGAGCGCAATGTGATCGAGTGGGTTATCGACCAGATTCGTCTAAAGCTGCGCATTGATCAGTATCGTGAGGTTTCTCTGGCGGAACTGTGCTGGTGGGCGTTTCGCATGGCGCTAACCAACATGCTGCCTGAAGGTGTTGCCCGCCGCGCCTTTGATCTGCCCCCGAAGATTATTCAGTCCGTTACGCGGGAAAGCGATATCAAGCCGGAAGTAACGGCCACCAGCATCATGCAGGGTAAATCTGATGACGCCGCGGCACTTCGAGAATCGCTCCTCAAAGAACCGGTAAAAACCATAGTGAATATTGCGGTAGATCCAGAACCGCCAGCGGCATCCATGTCACGCCCCAAACTTCACCGCTGGCGGAACGCGAAATTTCTCCGCTGGGTTAAAACTCAGCCTTGTCAGTGCTGCGGCCAGCCAGCTGACGATGCTCATCATCTAATTGGCTGGCGGCAGGGTGGTATGGGTACCAAAGCGCATGACTTCCTCACGATCCCGCTTTGCCGTATACACCACACCGAATTGCATAACGACCCTAAAGCATTTGAACAAAAATACGGCACGCAGCCTGAACTGATTATTTATTTGCTGGACCGGGCATTTTCGCTCGGCGTTCTGGCGTAAAGGAGAAGAGAATGACACCACGTCAACGCCGGCAGCATTATGCAGGGCTAGGTATTGTTGCTGCAGCGCCACGTAAAAGTTATCTGGGAAAATTCACGCCCCTAACAACGATTCAGTCTGCCTGGATTGCATCGCTGCTTACCGTATGGGGTGAGTGCGTCGGAGGTAGAACACGAGCACAGTATCGGCTGGAGAACTGTAGCCGGTTCTGGACACATGCAAAAGAGGCGGAGTGGTCAGATACACAGTTATCACGCATTACCGCAGCAATCGAGCAGGCACGGAAAGAAGGGTTCATGGGAGCGCAAAGTGTGGCTCGTGCCAAGACGTTGCTATGGGGGCAGTTATCGGTTCGTGAAATGATCGAAGAAACCGAGCGGCGGGATGATGCAGATTTTATCGAAGCGGTGATGTTGCAGACGTTTAAGTCTGATGATCCTGTTTATCTGGTGGGCATGCAGTTCTACACGACGAGAAACAAGATTTCCGACATTGCGCGTGAATTGCAGTCTGTAGCGCCATGGCTGACGAATGGCGAGGCCCGTAAGCGTGTGCGCTGGTGTATTGAGATTTTTAAGGCAAAAACATTCCTGGCAGTACGGCGTAAACTGGATGATGAGTAAAAAAACCATTTTAACAAAAAGTGCTATTTCTTCGGCTCTGCGTTGAAAACGGGCCAGAAAACTGTTCTATTTGTTCATGCTTGGCAGAGCTGCGCCGCGATGGCAGCGACTAAAAGCAACTACAAAATTCATGAACCTCGCTTCGGCGGGGTTTTTTATTATCAAATTAATGCATTAGGCTCATTTTCCGAGCCGAATAGAGGCGTTAATTGGCTCATCAAGGTCACCATAACGGTGGCCTTTTTTATTTCCCCTCATTCCTGAGAGGACTCACACATAAGAGGGGGCGTAATGTCCGATCCTGTTTCCGGCACTACTTTGGTTGGGGGGAGTGCGCTGACCGGCGCAAGCATTTATGGACTGCTTACCGGCACGGATTACGGTGTGGTGTTCGGCGCTTTTGCCGGGGCTGTTTTCTATGTGGCCACCGCTGCCGACCTGACGATTTTTCGCCGTTCCGCGTATTTCGTCGTGTCGTATTTTGCTGGCGTCTATGGCTCCGGGCTGGTGGGTTCGTGGCTGGCAAAAATGACGGGCTACGCAGACAAGCCACTGGATGCGCTCGGTGCGGTAATTCTGTCTGCCGTGGCAATCAAGACGCTGACTTTTTTCAGTGAACAGGACCCGCTAAAGCTGCTGGCACGCTGGAGAGGGGGAACCAATGGTAACTAACGATCCGCTGGTGCTGACGAACGTGGTGGCCTGTGCCGCCATTGTTTTGCGCCTGATGATGTTCCGTAAGCCTGGCGGGCGACATAACCCGTGGGCGTCATGGCTGGCCTATCTGATTATTCTGGCGTATGCGTCGGTGCCGTTCCGGTACCTGTTTGACTCCTACCTGCATACCCACTGGGCAACCGTGACAATCAACCTGATTATCTGCGCCGCCGTGTTCAGGGCACGGGGTAATGTGGCGCGGCTCTTCTATGTCCTGAGGTCTGAATGAAGCAATCACAATTTCAGCAGGCGGCTGGTATAAGCGCCGGATTAGCTGCGCGCTGGTTTCCGCACATTGAAGCGGCCATGAAAGAATTCGGTATCACTGCACCGACTGACCAGGCGATGTTTATCGCCCAGACCGGGCATGAATCTGTTGGCTTCACCCGGCTGGTGGAGAGCATGAATTACAGCGTTGCGGGCCTCGCGAGTTTTGTTCGTGCCGGTCGGCTTACTCAGGACCAGGCAAATGCGCTGGGCCGCCGTTCATATGAAAAGGTGTTGCCACTGGAGCGCCAGCGCGCTATTGCCAATCTGGTTTACAGCAAACGCCTGGGCAACAAAGCGGCGGGCGACGGCTGGAAATATCGCGGTCGCGGCCTGATTCATATCACCGGCCAGGATAATTACCGACGCTGCGGTGCCGCGCTGAAACTCGATCTGGTAACCAGCCCTGAGCTGCTGGAGCAGGACCATAATGCGGCGCGTTCAGCGGCATGGTTCTTTGCCACCAGCGGATGCCTGCTTTACTCCGGCGACCTTACCCGCGTCACGCAACTTATTAATGGCGGCCAGAATGGCATTGAAGACCGCCGACAGCGATATAACCGGGCGCGAGCGGCATTGTTATGATCGAAAAGCTCTTGCGTAAATACTGGCTTTCGCTGGTGGTGCTGGTGCTGACTGGCGTGCTGGTCATTCTGGTTAACCGATACCGTGACAACGCTATTGAGTACAAAAAGCAGCGCGACGAGAAAGCGCATGCGCTCAGTCTGGCGAACGCCACCATTAACGACATGCAGGTGCGGCAACGTGACGTCGCGGCGCTCGATGCGAAATACACAAAGGAGCTGGCAGATGCCCGGGAAAACATTAATCAGCTTGAGCGTGATGTTGCTGCTGGGAGTAAGCGGCTGCAAATCTCCGCCAGATGTCCCTCGAACGGAGCGACCAGCACCACCGGCATGGATGATGGCACCGGCCCCAGACTTACTGACGCCGCTGAACGGGATTATTTCACCCTCAGACAGCGAATCGAAACCGTCAATAAAATGATTAATGGAATGCAGGAATATATTTCAGAACAGTGCCTGAAATAACAATTCGTATTACTTTGCCGAAATATACTTTTACCTCCCCTATGAAACAGGAGGTAGCGTGAGAAATTTTAAGCAATTTCTGGACACACCGGGCGGTTTGGAAGAAGCGAAGACCACAGAGTTTGTTTTCATACATGAAGAGTTAGGTTATTTCTCGCACCTGAATGATGACTACACAAGTGTGGTATTTGCTAAAGATAACAAACAGCATCGTTTCCCAATATTGGTTGATGGGAAGCCTAATGATGAACTGAATATTATCTACGAAAAAGCCAACTAACTGCCTCTATCCCATCAATTTTTCACAAGCCTCGCATTCGCGGGGCTTTTTTATGCGCATCGCACGCGCACATCGAAGAAAGTCTTTCAGCTGTGAGCCTGGGCAAACCGTTAACTTTCGGCGGTTTTGCCGTGCGACAGGCTCACGTCTAAAAGGAAACGACAAATGAGCAATACTTTCCGTATCACTAAAACCGTCCTCAGCGTTCCGGCATTAGGCATGCCGTCTCCTAATAACGATGGTTCAACATCGATGTCAGGCGAGCACATCACTGCACATGTAATTGCCGTTAAAGGGAATGAAAGGTTGCTGGTAGGGCGTTGCGACTTCGCAGGAATGACGACAAGTGGTTATGACCATTCGCTCACAGTTATCAAGCCAGAGGGTTACCAGCTGGTGGTAGAAACGGTGGACCGTTACGGTATCCGAAATGGCACCAGCCGAGTACGCCTGAAATCAGAAGAAGTAATTGAATCAGGCGATGGCTGGCACCTCGATAAATCAGGAGAGGCGCATATTGCTGGTGAGCCTGATTCATTACAGGTCGACGCTGAACGGGTAGGCCAGAACTTCGTCAACGATGCTTATTTTCAGGGCTGCACCATTTACAACGTCAAAATAGGTACCGCAATCGTGTCCGGGCAACTCACAGGCAAGTCAGACGACCGCCTGATGAAAAATGCCGAAGATTTACCGGACTCCAAAGCTTTCACCTTAAAAGATAACGCCTATGTTTTTTCCGGGAGCGTAATCGCATCCAAAACATGCCTTAGCGATGATATGTGTGAAGCCGTTATTGATGCGGTGCGTAACAGTGAAGTGTTCCAGTCGCTGGTGGAGAAAGTGAATGCGCTGTCTGCTGAACGGGAATCAGATGCAGTCAGGCTTCAGCGGGGTATCGACCAGGCTCTGTCTGATACCATCCGCAACGCGCTGAAACCAGGCGGATTGCTTTTCAATTGCGGACGCTGATTAGTTCGCCCTTAATCGTCCATGAAAGAAATCTGGACGGCTAAATGAAGCGCTGCTCAAATGCAAATGAGAATATATCTCATCATGGCGGGTCCTCCCGGAGGGGGGCTTAACCACGAGGCGCCGGGCACGCGGAAAACGGCTGGTTTTTGAGATCTAGGGTCATCATCATCATGTGCGCAAGTTGCTGATTTTTCGCGGTAGCGATTTGCAAGATGTCGAAACGGTTAAAAAGCGCTCACCATCATGGACCAGGAAATTGCTTCCCTGAAGCTCAACATCAACCAGCTCGCCGGGATCACTAATGTGCATCGCCAGACGGTAGCCGCCAGGCTTAAAAACGTCGAGCCAGCCCCTGGCAGTAACAGCAAGCTGAAACTTTATCTGGTCACCGACATCCTGACGGAACTCATGGTGCCCACGGTTTCCGCCACTGTGGATGACATGCAACCCTCTGACAGGCTGGCTCACTGGAAAGCTGAGAACGAACGGATCAAGTTTGAGCAGGAAACGGGGCAGCTCATTCCGGCGGAGCAGGTCGCCCGGGAATTTGCTGTCATGTCAAAGGCCGTGGTTCAGGTTCTGGAAACGTTACCCGATATTCTGGAGCGTGACTGTGCCTTATCGCCCGCAGCCGTCGCCCGCGTGCAGAGTGTTATTGATGATTTACGCGACCAGATAGCCCAGAGGGTTCTGGACGCCGAACCGGAGGAGGACCAGCCTGAGGAGGACTGATGGCGAAGCGGGCATCCGCAAGGGGTATCCGCAGGGATATGCCTGGAATTCTTCGTGCCCCGCGACGCATGCTGGTGGCCGAGGCGGTAAGTAAATATATGCGTGTCCCTATGGGCGCAGGAAACTCGGTCCCGTGGGACCCGAACCTTGCACCCTACGTTATAGAGCCAATGAACTGCCTGGCATCGCGTGAATATGATGCCGTCGTGTTTGTTGGCCCGGCACGAACCGGGAAAACTATTGGCCTGATTGACGGGTGGGTGGTTTACAACGTGGTTTGTGACCCCTCCGATATGTTGATCATACAGATGACGGAAGAGAAGGCGCGCGAACACTCGAAAAAGCGTCTTGACCGTACCTTTCGCTGTAGCCCTGAGGTAAAGAGCCGGCTCAGTCCCCGGCGTAACGATAATAACGTTCACGATCGCACATTCCGGGCAGGCAACTACCTGAAGATTGGCTGGCCGTCAGTGAACATCATGTCCTCCTCGGATTACAAGTGCGTTGCGCTGACTGATTATGATCGTTTCCCCGAGGATATCGACGGGGAAGGTGATGCCTTTTCGCTTGCGTCAAAACGTACCACCACCTTTATGTCATCGGGTATGACGCTTGTGGAAAGTTCTCCCGGGCGAGACATCATTGATACCAAATGGCGGCGCACGTCGCCCCATGAAGCGCCGCCGACTACCGGCGTTCTGGCGCTCTATAACCGCGGCGATCGCCGCCGCTGGTACTGGCCGTGCCCGCATTGCGGCGAATATTTCCAGCCGGAAATGCATGCCATGACTGGCTACCGCGAAATCAGCGACACCGTTAAAGCCAGCGAAGCCGCGCATATCTGCTGCCCGTCATGCAACGGGAAAATCACCGCAGACATGAAGCGTACGCTCAACCTGAAGGGGGTCTGGCTGCGCGAAGGGCAGCAAATTGATCGCGACGGCACTGTCACCGGCGAGGCGCGGCGTTCCCGCATCGCCTCGTTCTGGATGGAGGGGCCTGCCGCGGCATATCAGACCTGGGCGCAACTGGTTTACAAGCTGCTGACGGCTGAGCAGGACTACGAGGTTACGGGCAGTGAAGAAACACTCAAGACGGTTATCAATACCGACTGGGGGCTTCCTTACCTTCCGCGATCCGGCCTTAACCAGCGTAAGGGTGAAGCGCTGCAACAGCGTGCCGAGCCGGTGGAAAAACGCCGGGTGCCTGCCGGTGTTCAGTTTCTTGTGGCCACGGTTGATGTGCAGGGCGGGCGCAACCGCCGTTTTGTTGTTCAGGTCGTGGGTTACGGCGCACAGGGTGAGCGGTGGATAGTTGACCGCTACAACATCCTTCAGTCCCTGCGTACGAACGCCGACGGCGAAAGTTTTCACATCGATCCGGCAAGCTACCCGGAGGACTGGGAACTGCTGCGCACGGATGTGCTGGAGAAAACCTGGGCGATCGAAGGCGAGCCCGGAAAGCGCATGGGCCTGATGGCGATGGCGGTGGACTCCGGCGGTGAAGACGGGGTGACGGATAACGCTTATGAATTCTGGCGGCGCTGTCGCCGGGATGGTTTGCAACGCCGGGTCTGGCTGTTCAAGGGTGACAGCCAGGCGCGTGCAAAACTCATCACCCGAACGTATCCCGATAACACCGGGCGCTCCTCCCGTCGCGCAAAGGCGGCGGGTGATGTTCCGCTCTATCTTCTGCAAACCAACGCGCTTAAGGACCGGATCAACAACGCCCTGTGGCGTGATGTTCCCGGGCCGAACTATGTTCATTTCCCCGACTGGCTGGGGGAGTGGTTCTACGACGAACTGACCTATGAGGAGCGTTCCCCTGATGGTAAATGGACGAAGCCCGGTAAGGGCGCTAATGAGGCGTTTGACCTTATGGTGTATGCGCATGCGCTGGTCATTCTGCATGGTTACGAAAAGATTAAATGGACTGATGCGCCGGAATGGGCGCGCCGCGACTCATGGATTGTGGCTGAAATGGCAGATGGCCCGGCAGCTGTGGAGGCTGTTACTAAGCCGGTACCGGCAGTATCTCAGCCGAAGGCTAAGTCACCATCCCGTGACTCGGTATGGGCACCATCAACATCAGGAGGCTGGGTGTGACGCTTAACGATATCCGGAATATGGTCGACCGCTACACCGAGGCGGAGCTAACCGTGCTGCAGGGGAAATCCATCACCTTTAATGGCCAGCAGATGACCATGGAAAACCTCAGTGAAATCCGTAAAGGCCGCCAGGAGTGGGAGCGAAAACTGGCATCGGCGACGGCCGCTGCAGCGGGACGCGGTTCCGCTGGATTTAAACTGGCGAGGTTTCCGCGATGAGCCTGCTGGATAATGCAATTGGCCTGTTCTCACCGGGATGGAAAGCAGCGCGGCTGCGTTCCCGGATGGTGATTCAGGCATATGAAGCGGTAATGCCTACGCGTACTCACCGCGCCCGCCGCGAAAACCGCACCGCCAACCAGTTAACCCAGTTCGGTGGTCGCTCCCTGCGCGAGCAGGCGCGCTGGCTGGACTGCAATCACGATCTGGTGATTGGTGTGCTCGACAAACTGGAGGAACGCATTGTCGGTGCGAAGGGGATCATTGTGGAGCCCCAACCGCTGCTGGCAAACGGTCAGCTGGCTGACGCGCTTGCCACACAAATACGTGCAAAATGGGCGGAATGGTCAGTATCCCCTGACGTGACGGGGCAGTTTACCCGGCCTGTACTGGAGCGCCTGATGGCGCGAACCTGGCTGCGTGATGGCGAAGTTTTTGCCCAGCTGGTAAGCGGTACCGGGAACGGGCTTTCACCGGTGGCGGGTATTCCGTTCTGGCTGGAAGCGCTGGAGCCGGACTTCGTCCCGCTTGAACGAACTGATACCAGCCAGAAACTCAGCCAGGGCATCTATCTGAACGACTGGGGGCGTCCGGTGAAATATCTGGTGTACCGCAACATGCCCGCTGAAGGGATGATGCTGGGCGAAACCAAAGATATCGTCGCTGAAAACATGCTGCATCTGAAGTTCATGCGCCGCCTGCACCAGTTACGCGGCAACTCATTGCTGGCGGGTGTGATGATGCGCCTGTCTGCACTGAAGGAATACGAGGACGCCGAACTGACCGCAGCGCGTATTGCTGCCGCTCTGGGTATGTTCATCAAAAAAGGGGACGGCCAGTCCTATCCTGACGATGCTGGCAGCGGCTCACGCGAGCTTAATATCGAACCCGGCATGCTGTTTGATGATCTGCGTCCCGGTGAAGACATCGGGATGATCAAATCCGACCGACCCAATCCCAACCTCGAAACCTTCCGCAACGGCCAACTGCGTGCAGTTGCTGCGGGTTCGCGCGGCAGTTTCTCCAGCATCGCCCGGAATTATGACGGTACCTACAGTGCCCAGCGCCAGGAGCTGGTTGAGTCCACTGAAGGTTATCTTATCCTCCAGGACGCATTTATTGCCGCGATCACCCGCCCGATGTACCGCGCGTGGTTGAAGATGGCTATCGCTTCCGGGGAAATCGAACTGCCGCGCGGCGTGGATAAGGCATCGCTCTATAACGCCGTCTACTCCGGACCGGTAATGCCCTGGATCGACCCGGTTAAAGAGGCGACAGCGTGGAAACTGCTGCTGCGCGGCGGCGCGGCCACGGAAAGCGAGTGGGTGCGTGCACGCGGTGCCAATCCGGATGACGTAAAACGTCGCCGTAAAGCAGAGGTTGATGAAAACCGTAAACAGGGGCTGGTGTTCGACACAGACCCGGCAAATGACAAAGGAGACACCAGTGTCCAGGAAACGAAACCGGGTAATGAACCGCCCGAAAGCCAGCGTAAAAAATAGCTGGTTCCGTATGCAGGCCAGCGCGCAAAGCGAGGCTGAGATCTACATCTACGATGAAATTGGCTACTGGGGGGTAACGGCAAAACAGTTCGTTGCCAACCTGAAAGCCCTGGGTGATATCACCCACATCAAACTGCACATCAACTCGCCGGGTGGCGATGTCTTCGACGGCATCGCCATTTTTAATGCCCTGAAGTTCCACGGCGCCGCCATCACCGTTTATATCGATGGCCTGGCTGCGTCAATGGCCTCGGTCATCGCGATGGTCGGTAACCCGGTCATTATGCCGGAAAACACGATGATGATGATCCATAAGCCATGGGGTTTCGCGGGCGGCGATGCAGATGACATGCGCGACTATGCCGACCTGCTCGACAAAGTCGAAAGTGTTCTTATCCCGGCCTACGCGGCCAAAACAGGCAAATCTCATGATGAGATTGCCGCCATGCTGGAAGACGAAACCTGGCTTACCGGCGAAGAGTGCCTGGCTCAGGGTTTTGCCGACCAGGTGACCCCGTCACTGCAGGCGATGGCCTGTATCCATTCAAAACGTATTGAGGAATTTGAGAAGATGCCAAAAAGCATTCGTAATATGGTCACCCCGCCGCGCAATACCGCCACCCGCGATCCGCAAAACCCTGCGCCGCAGGATACGCCGCAGGATCCGGTAAACGCTGACACCATCCGTGCCCAGGTGATTGCAGAACAGCGTGAACGGCTCAACGGCATTAATGATCTGTTTGCCATGTTCGGCAACCGCCACCAGGACCTGCAGGCGCAGTGTATTGCCGATCTGGACTGCACCGTTGAGCAGGCCAAGGACAAGCTGCTGGCTGAACTCGGCAAAACAGCAACCCCTTCCAACAAAACCAGCACCACCCACATCTATGCGGGTAACGGGAATATCGTGGGCGACGGTATTCGCCAGGCGCTGATGGCCCGTGCCGGCTATGAAGATGTGGTACGCGATAACGTCTACAACGGCATGACCCTGCGTGAGTATGCGCGTATGTCCCTGACAGAACGCGGTATCGGCGTGGCAAGTTATAACCCAATGCAGATGGTCGGCTTCGCGCTGACGCACAGCACCTCTGATTTCGGTAATATCCTGCTGGACGTTGCCAATAAAGCACTGCTGCAGGGCTGGGAAGAGGCCGAGGAAACCTTTGAGCTGTGGACCAAGAAAGGCAGCCTGAGCGACTTCAAGACCGCGCATCGTGTTGGTATGGGTGGCTTCCCGTCACTGCGTCAGGTTCGCGAAGGTGCTGAATATAAGTACGTGACCACCGGCGATAAAGGCGAAACCATCGCGCTGGCGACCTACGGTGAGATTTTCTCCATTACCCGCCAGGCCATCATCAATGATGATCTGAACCAGTTGACTGATGTCCCCACCAAAATGGGGCGTGCCGCGAAGGCCACCATCGGCGATCTGGTTTATGCGGTACTGATTGAAAACCCGAAACTGTCAGACGGTAAGGCGCTGTTCAGTGCCGATCACAAAAACCTCTCGAACGGCGCTATCGATGTCACCAGCCTCGATAAAGCGCGCCAGCTGATGCGTGTACAGAAAGAAGGGGAGCGCTCGCTTAACATTCGCCCGGCTTACGTCCTGGTACCGACGGTGCTGGAAACTTTAGCCAGCCAGACCATCAAGTCGGCCAGCGTGAAGGGTGCTGACGTCAACGCCGGTATCGAAAACCCGATCCGGAACTTTGCAGAAATCATTTCTGAGCCCCGTCTTGATGATGCTGACCCGGCTGCGTGGTACCTGGCCGCCCGGAAAGGCAGCGACACCATCGAGGTTGCCTACCTGAACGGCGTCGATACGCCGTACATCGATCAGCAGGAGGGTTTCACGACAGACGGTGTGGCCACCAAAGTGCGTATCGACGCGGGTGTGGCGCCGCTTGATTACCGCGGTCTGGTCAAATCCACCGGGAAATAATCTCACCCCTGTAGTTCCCGTGGCCCGTCAGGGCTTTTTTTGTGTCTGAAATTCGGCTCCGCAAGGGGCCGTGGAGACTTGCATGAAAAATTATCTTCAGGATGGCAATACCATCGCCATCACTAACAGTGGCGCTTCCGCAATCCTCAGCGGCGCGCCCGTTGTAATCAGTGACGTTGTCGCGGTGGCAATCGTCGATATCGCCCCCGGCGAAACCGGCGACGGACGCACGACCGGCGTCGTGATCCTGCCAAAACTGGCCGCTGATGATATCGCCCAGGGCAAGGCGGTTTATATCAAAGGCGGGAAAATCCAGCTGGATGCGACCGGAGCGGTACCAGCCGGGAAGGCCTGGGAAGCTGCCGGCGCGAATGCCACTTCAGTCGCGGTAAGGCTGAATGGCTAACCGCTTCCGGCAAATGGTGGCGCGCATGGACGCCGCCACTGTCCGGCAGATGGGAGAGCGTGTGCTGATTAATGGCACCGGGTATGACGCCATCGAAAGCCAGTTTGTGGCTGAAATGGGACCGTTGGCCGGTGAGGGTCTGTCCCTCGTTGTGTTTTCGGATTCACTGAAACCGCGCCGGCATGATGTCGTCATCTGGAAAGGTGAGACGTACAAAATTACCCGTCAGCAAACGTTCAACGGAAAGCCGCAAATCTGGATTGAATAAGGGGGCAGCATGTCCATCAAAGGACTGGAGCAGGCCATCGCCAATCTTGAAAGCATCAGTAAAACCGCGGTACCGCGCGCATCCTCTCAGGCAGTTAACCGCGTGGCCACCCGGGCGGTCAGCCACAGCACCCGGCGCGTTGCGGGACAGACGAAAGTACCCAGGAAGCTGGTTAACCAGCGTGCCCGTCTGAAGAAAGCCACCGTCCGTAAACCGCTGGCTACCATCCGGGTTAACCGCGGAAATCTTCCCGCCATCAAACTGGGCGTCGCCAGCGTCAGGCTTTCCCGACGCAGGCGTGATGTATCCGGTGCCGGCAGTGTACTGCGCATCGGTAAGTTTTCCTTTCCCGGCGGTTTCATTCAGCAACTGAAAAACGGGCGCTGGCATGTGCTTCGCCGCACCACCCGGGCGCGATATCCGGTTGAGGTGGTGAGTATCCCGCTGGCAGTACCCTTAACCACGGCGTTTAAGGAAGAAAGTAAGCGGCTGACCGAAACCGATTTGGCTAAAGAGATGGCCGCCGCGCTTCGCAACCAACTGAGGCTGATAGTCACCAGATGAAACACCCTTTGATTCGTAAAGCTGTGCTTGATGCCCTGAAGGCGGGTAATGCTCAGGCTGTGACCTGGTTTGATGGCCGTCCGTCCGTACTGGACGCGCAGGATCTGCCGGCGGTGGCTGTGTATCTCACGGACGCCGAGTCTTCCGACGAATCCGTTGACGAAGATATGTGGCGTGCGACGCTGCATATCGAAGTTTTTCTGAAAGGGGATGACACCGATTCGGCGCTGGATGAATGGATGGAAAACAACATTTATCCGGTCATGGCCAGCATTCCCACGCTTTCCGGCGTTCTCGAAACCATGTCTGCCCGGGGCTACGACTACCAGCGCGATGACGAACTGGCGACGTGGGGCTCGGCAGACCTGCAATATTCTGTCTCTTATGTGATGTGAGGAAATTATGCCAACACCAAACCCTCTTGAGCCCGTCAAGGGCGCCGGCACCACGTTCTGGGTGTACACCGGTTCCGGCGATCCCTATGCGAACCCCCTTTCTGACACGGACTGGACGCGCACGGCAAAGGTTAAAGAACTGACGCCGGGGGAACTGACGGCGGAGTCTTATGACGATACTTATCTTGACGATCCCAACGCCGACTGGACGAACACCGGACAGGGTGAAAAGTCCGCTGGCGAAACCAGCTTTGTGCTGGCCTGGAAGCCGGGTGAACCCGGGCAGCAGGGGCTGGTTGACTGGTTCTATGCAGGCGATGTGCGCGCCTACAAAATTAAATTCCCCAACGGTACGGTTGACGTGTTTAAAGGCTGGATCAGCAGCCTGGGTAAAACCATTCCGGCAAAAGAAGTGATCACCCGCAGCGTGAAGATCAGTAACAACGGCAAACCAAGCCTGGCGGAAGAGACCCGAACACCCGTTACTCAGGTGACCGGCGTGACGCTGAGCAAAACCACGCTTGCGCTTGCGGTCAATGCTTCCGATTCACTGAATGTCACGGTTAACCCGTCTGGCGCCACGGATAAAACTTTCCTGGCGTCGTCTTCCGACCGTTCGAAAGCGACTGTAACTGTGGCCGGCAATGTCCTGACCGTTAAGGGCGTGGCCGCCGGCCAGGCGGACATCGTGGTGATGACCAGTGACGGTCAGTTCATTGCGATCTGTAAAGTTACCGTTTCCTGAACCCTGAGGGGCGAAAGCCCCTTTACGGAGTAAAAATGTCTAAATACCTGAAATCCGGTCTCTTTGAGTATGGTGAAGAGAAAATTACGCTTTACGAACTTTCTGCCTTACAGCGTATTGAGCACCTGCAGTTTATTGCTGGGGCAGAAAAAGAACTGCCGGAAGATGCTGACGAGAAAACGCTTTACCCGCTGCTGGTGGAGCAAAATATTCGCCTCGGCGCCCGACTGGTTGCAATGTCACTCTGGCAGGCCGACCCCGCTAAAGGCGACGTTGAAAAACTGCATCAGGAGATTCTGTCCGGCTGGCCCATCAACATGATTGGGGCTGCTGATCGGTTCGTGAAGGTGCTGTCTGATATGTTGCCGGAGGCCTCGCCAGACAATGCCGGGGATCAGGAAGAAGCCGAAGCGCCAGATGCGGAAAAGTCCTCGCCGGCGAGCTGAATTTTGTCATGAAGCTGGCGAGGGAATTTCGACGCCCGGACTGGCGCCAGATGCTTGCCGGCATGTCATCTTCAGAACTGGCTGAGTGGGGGCGTTTTTACCGCGAACAGTATTTCGAAAACGATCTGCAGGATGTTCATTTTTCCCGCCTGAGCCATCTTATTATTTCCATCATGTGTAAGGACACGGAGCTGACTCCCGCCAGCTTCAGTCTTCTTAATCCCCCTGATTTGGTTACCGAACAGGATGACAACACCATGATGTCTGTTGCTGAAAGTCTTGGAGGAGTGCGCTATGGCCCAGCCGGTGGGTGACCTGATCGTTAATCTCGATCTGAATTCACCAAAATTTAATGAGCAACTGGCTTACAGCGGAAAGAAACTCAGCGAACTGGGTAAGGCTGCAACCGCTGCCGCCGACCAGGTGGACCGGGCGTTTAACCGGCAGGAAGCCGCAGCTCGCCGTGCAGGGATGTCAGTGGGCGCGTACAGTAATGCTGTACGCATGCTGCCTGCTCAGTTTACCGATATTGCCACGCAGCTGGCCGGTGGGCAGTCTCCGTTCCTCATCCTGCTCCAGCAGGGCGGGCAGGTGAAAGACAGTTTCGGCGGCTTCGGGCCAATGTTTCAGGCGCTGCGCGATGCGCTCTTCGGCTTTAGTGGTGATGTGCAGAAATCCACGGATGAAGCGAGCGACAGCGCGGGTGAACTTGCGGAGAGTTTTAATAACGCCTCCGATGCTGCAGAGAATCTTGGCCGGGCACGCGGATTTATCACGCCGTTTAATGTGGCGCTGGCTGCTGTTGCGGTTACCGCCGGGCTGATGCTGTATTCCTGGTACCGCAGTAATTCACAGCTCTCCGATTTCAATAAAACACTGGTGCTTTCCGGCAATACTGCTGGCCTGACTGCCGAAAGAATGCTGATGGTGAGTAAAGCCGCCGCCAGCGCCGGGATTACCTTCTCGGCTGCCGCCGGAACGTTAACGGCGCTGGTAAATGCAGGTGTTGCTGCAGGCGCTAATTTCGAGCGTCTTTCGGTGAGCATTACTGAGCTCGCGGACAAAAGCGGTCTTGAGATTGAGGATGTTGCCAGAGCGTTCGGAAAACTGACCAGCGATCCCACATCCGGCCTGATTGCCATGGCGCAGCAGTTTCATAACGTGACGGCTGAACAGATTGAGCATGTGGCACAGCTCCAGCGCTCCGGCGATGCGGCAGGCGCACTGAAAGCGGCAAACGATGCGGCTACCGAGGGGTTTGAAAGGCAGACCCAGGCTATTGAAGGCAATATGGGCACCCTGGAGCGCGCGGCGAACACCGTCGGCGATGCGTTCAAGTCGATGTGGGACAAGATACTTGATATCGGTCGCCCTGATACCGGTGTTGAACTGCTGAAAAAGGCTCAACAGCAGTTTGATATTGCCCAGGCCAACTTCGATAAAAACGCGACTGGTTCAGGTGTATCTGATTCACTGCGTTCGCAGTATCAAAAAGTTCTTGATCGTGCCCGTGCTGCCTTAGAAATGGCGCAGCAGCAGGCAGATATTGAGGCTCTGGCTTCTCAGGGGAAAGAAACTCAGGCCAAAATTGAGCGGGATAGAGTTAGTTATGCCGCTCAGGCGCAATCCGCGTACGAAAAGTCTCAGACTGCTCTGGAAAAATATACCAGTAAACAGAAAGAGCTGAACAAGGCACTGCAGGAAGGGCGCATCCTTCAGGGAAGCTACAACACCCTGATGACCGCAGCGAAAAAGGAATACGAAGATTCGCTGAAAAAGCCTCCCAAAACCACCACCCCAGGTGGCGTTAAAGCCTCTGATTCCATTAGTGCGCAAACGCTGGAGCTCCAGGCGCAACTGGAAGTACTGCGCCAGCACCGGGGACTGAATGACACCATCAGCCAGCAGCGTCAGAATCTCTGGAAAGAACAGGCCCGTTTCGCTGTACTGGAGAGCGCTGCGAAAACGCGAGCCCTGACGGCTGACGAAAAATCCCTGCTCAGTAATAAAGAGCAGATACTTGCTCAGGCTGAAATTAACGCCCGGCTTGGCGATCAAATCGCTATTCAGGAGCGTCTGAACAACCTGCAGGATCGATCTCAAAAATATGTCACACAGATGGGGGAGAAGACCCGGGCACTCGCTGACAGTACAGGCCTGAGCAGCCGCCAGCAGCAGCGCAGGCTGGATGAAGCGCAGTTGCTGCAGGGCTGGAAAAATGCCGGTGGTAATGAATCGGATGAGGGCTATCAAAAGCAACTGGAAGCGCTCAAGAAATTCTATGCGGCGCAGGATGATCTGCGCGGCAACTGGCAGGCTGGCGCGCGAACGGCTTGGGCTAACTATGTCGATTCAGCATCAGATGCGTACGGGCAGATGGAGTCACTAGCATCAACTGCATTCGATGGTATCAGTCAGAACATGGCCCAAATGCTGGTAAACGGGAAAGCTAACTGGTCTGACTTTACGAAGTCAATCCTCTCAATGCTGGCCGAGATCCTCATAAAGCAGGCAATGGTCGGCATGGTTAATTCGGCTACCAAGTTCCTTGGTTATGCATCTGGTGGCTATACAGGTTCCGGTGGGAAGTATGAACCGGCAGGCGTGGTTCACAAAGGGGAATTTGTCTTCACGAAAGAGGCAACAAGCCGCCTTGGGGTGGGCAATCTCTATAACCTGATGCGGGGTTATGCGTCCGGCGGTCTGGTTGGGGGTGGATCAGCGCCGATCACCGCACCTGTGGGCGTCAGCGTCTACGCGCCTGTTTCCGTCACCTCCCCGCAGAATGAAACGAAGCAGCCTGCTGGCGATCAGATTGGTCGCGCTTATCAGCAGGTGATTACACAGGCTGTTAATGATGGCATTGCAAAAGCAGTGCGCCCTGGCGGCCTTATCTGGAACGCAACCCGAGGCAGATAAAACATGGCTATTGAATCCTTTCCCTGGTCGATTCAGTCGGCCAGCCAACCCACAACCAAAAGCACGGATACGATCCGTAAAGTTCAGTTCGGCGATGGCTATACACAGGTCAGTGGATCAGGGTTGAACAGTGAGACCCTGACGTACGAATATTCTTTTACCGGGCGTCCGGAGAAAGGACAGCAGGTTTATGCTTTTCTCCGCCGCCACAAAACAAAATCCTTCTCGTTCAAGCCACCTTTCGGTGATCTCGCTCTGTGGCGGGTTGAGGCTGACAGCCTTCAAAAAGTTATCAAAAGCAAAACGGTGATGACAATTACGGCCACTTTTGAACAGGCATTCGCACCATGATCAACAGCGATTATCAGAAACTCGAGCCGGGCGATACCGTCCGGCTTTTCTCTGTCGACGGCACGGCCTTTGGCACCGGAGAGGTGCTGCGCTTCCACAGCCACAGCATTCCACATACCGAAGCTGAAATACTTGCCGCTGGCGGTGATGAATTAAAACTGCCGGCAAAAAGTATCTGGTGGCAGGGTGAGGAATATAAAGCCTGGCCCTGCCAGATTGAAGGGCTGGAGAAATCCACTGGCGGTGAAAGCGCGCAACCAAAACTATCAGTCGCCAACCTCGACGGCTCGATCACTGCGCTTTGCCTGGCGTACGACGATATGCTGCAGGCTAAAGTGACGATCCACGACACGCTGGTGCAGTACCTGGACGTCCGAAATTTTGCGGGCGGAAACCCGACGGCAGACGCGACGCAGGAAAAGCTGCAGGTCTGGTATATCGATGCGAAAACTTCAGAAACTAATCAGGTGGTGGAGTTTGCGTTATCCAGTCCCATGGATTTGCAGGGACTGATGATCCCGACGCGGCAGCTTCATTCCCTTTGTACCTGGTGCATACGCAACAAATACCGCACCGGCGATGGCTGTGATTACGCCGGAACGCGCTATTTCGATAAAAACAATAAGCCGGTAGACGACCCGTCCCGAGATGAGTGCCCAGGAACGCTGACTGCCTGCGAGTTGCGCTTCGGTAAAGGTAACGAGCTGTCTTTCGGCGGTTTTCCTGGTACATCCCTAATTCGGAGCTGATATGCGCAAAAAGACCATCGCGGCCATCATGGCCCACGCCAGGGCGGAATATCCGCGTGAGTGCTGCGGGGTGGTGGCGCAGAAAAGCAGGGTGGAGAAATATTTCCCCTGTCGTAATCTCGCCGCTGAACCCACGGAGCACTTCCACCTTTCGCCTGAAGACTACGCCGCCGCTGAAGACTGGGGAACAGTCACCGGCATCGTACACAGCCATCCTGACGCGACCACGCAGCCGAGCGAACTGGACAAGGCGCAGTGTGACCTTACTGCTTTACCCTGGCATATCGTCAGCTGGCCGGAAGGGGATTTACGCACGATCATGCCGCGCGGCGAAATCCCGCTGCTTGAACGTCCGTTCGTGCTCGGCGTCTACGACTGCTGGGGCCTGGTGATGAGCTATTACCGCCAGACATATGGTATCGAGCTGGCGGATTACCGCGTCGATTACCCGTGGTGGGAGGACCAGTATCCGGATAATTTTTACCAGGATAACTGGTTCGCATGCGGGTTCCGGGAGTTCACCGGTGCGCCGCAACCGGGGGATGTGGTGATTATGCAGGTGCAGTCGAATAAGTGGAACCATGCCGGAGTACTTTTGGAAGGCAACATGCTGCTGCATCACCTCTACGGACATCTCAGTCAGAGGGTGCCGTACGGGGGCTATTGGTTAGAGAGGACGATAAAGGTTTTAAGGCATAAATGTAAATTCATTCAATTCAAAGTTTGATAAGCCACATGCTTGGTAGTTTAGCTTCGCCCTGTTATGATTATTTTTATTTATAATTATCAGGGGTTGAAATGGAGTTTATTATACTGTCAGTATTGCTTGGTTTGATTCCGGCTGCGATCGCTAAAAATAAAGGTCGTTCTTTTGTTGGATGGTGGGTGTATGGTGCTGCGCTATTTATTGTTGCCATAATCCATGTGATGATAATCAAGGCTGATAGCAAGAGAATTGAATCGCAGAATCTTCGTGATAATAGTTTAAAAAAATGCCCTTATTGCGCTGAATATATAAAGTGTGAAGCTATCAAATGTAAGCATTGTGGTAGTGATTTAGAAAGTGATGTAAATATAGAACCGTCGGATATAGATGATAAGTGGCTTCCGGGCATTTATTTTAAACGTGAGGCAGGAACATTCGCTCTTGACAAGTTTGCTGTTGAGGAATTGGTTAAGAACATAAAAAGTGAAAGGCTTGCGGTGTCTGAACTTATAAGCCATGGCGCGTCGGTTGAACTTTCAAAAGAACAATTTAAGCAAAAGTACCAATTTAAAATAGATCGATTAATTGCAGGGCTTCCTCTTGAAATTAGGCCGCAGTTTATTGAGTATTATGATTCACTTTTATAATGACCAAGCAACAAAAAGCCCCGTTTATGGGGCTTTTTTATGGGGGTATATTATGCAGGAAATAAAAACAAGGATTGATCTGGACGGGATTCTTGGCAGGCACTTTGGTAAATCACACTATCGTTTAATTAGCACTATCCATGAAGCCCCACGAGCTCTGGCCGCTACGATTAAGGGGTTTGAGCAATATATGATATCAAGTCAGCGACGCGGGTTAACTTATGCAGTGTTTCGTGGAAAAAAGAATATCGGGGAAGATGACCTCGGCTTTCCGGTTACTGAAGAAGTCATCCGTATTGTTCCGGTTATTATTGGCAGTAAAAAAGCAGGTGCTTTACAGACAATCCTTGGTGCTGTGCTTGTTGTCGTCGGCGTAGCGATTGGTTATTTCTCAGCGGGAACAATGTCTGCATTTGGTTATGGAATGGCTAAGTTTGGTGCAGCAATGATGCTTGGTGGCGTGGTCCAGATGCTCTCTCCACAACCCGCCGGACTCTCCAGTAAGCAGGACGCCGATAACCGCGCATCGTATGCGTTTGGCGGTGTAACAAATACAGCCGCACAGGG